ATGACCTTCACGGTCGAGGTCGCGGATGCGACGCGGCTGGCCGCGGTGCTCGCGCTCGTCGACCGGATTCCCGGCGTGCGTCGGGCTCGGCGCCGCTGAGTGCGACCCGTGCCCCGCCTGGCCGCGCGGCGCGCGGACTCGGTGAGGGCCGCTGCTAGAATGCCTATCTGCGCAGGCGCGTAGCTCAGCTGGTTAGAGCACCACCTTGACATGGTGGGGGTCGTTGGTTCGAGTCCAATCGCGCCTACCACGTCACTGCCAAGTGTTTGATTTTTAAGGGAAAAGCGGCCGCCACGGCGATCAATGGCGCTCTGAAAAGAGCATTGATCGTTTCGCTTGACCTGGAGATCAACACCATGAAGTTCCGCACCCTCGTGGAAGGCTACGCGGCGACCACCGCGCGCCCCGCACAGTCCGCCGCCCGCCTGATGTTCTGGGAAGAACGCCTGGGCGACATGGAGCTGCTGACCATCACCCCCGAACATGTCGACGCCGGCCTCGTGCACCTGGCCGAGCGCGGCAAGCTGCGGCCAGTGCGTGGCGGTGAGCCGGTGCGCACGGGCAAGCCGCTGTCGGCGGCGACCATCACCCGCTACGGCACCGACCTGGCCGGCGTGTTCCGCTTCGCCCGCCGCCAGCGCCTGGTGCCGCGCACCTGGACCGCGCCGACCAAGGGCCTGGAAGTGGCCGCATCGCCACTGCGTCACGACTACATCAGCGCCGAGGACAAGGACAAGCTGGTGCGCATCGCTCGCATGGTGGACAAGCGCTGGGGCCGCATGGCCGCGTTGATCGAGGTGGCCTTCAGCAGCGGCTGGCGCGCCGGCAATCTGCAGGGGCTGACCTGGGACCGGGTGGATCTGGACGCCGGCGTGATCACGGCGCCGACCAGCAAGTCGGGGCAGCCGCTGGTGACGCCGATCAGCAGCGCCGCCGTCGTCGAGCTGCGCCGGCTGCCGCGCTCGCCGCACCACATCGTCTTCTGCAACCGCGACGGCGGCGCCTACCAGTACCGCAAGCTGTGGCTGCGCATCACGGAGCTGGCCGGCACGAAGGGCAAGGTCTTCCACATGCTGCGCCACGGATGCGCGTCCACGCTGGCCGCGGCCGGCGCGTCGCAGGCGCAACTAATGGCGCACATGGGGCACGCGTCGCTCGCGTCGTCGCGGCGCTACCTGCACGCCGACATCGTGAACAAGCGGGCGCTGGCGCAGCGCGTGTTCGGGTAGCCCGTGCTCGGCATCGACCACATCGTCGCCGTGCTGCTGTCCGGCACCGCGCCGGCATCGACGCGGCAGCACGCGCTGCGTGCCGTCCGCCGGCACGCCGAGCAGCGGCTGCACGCCGCCTGCGGGCGCGTCGGCATCTCGGTCAACGACCTGGCCGACAACGACCGAGCCGTCGTCGCGAGCCTGCTGTTCCGGAAGGCCGAGATCGAGCGCAGCGAGCGCGCGGCCGCCCTGCTGGTCCGCTGGTGCGTCGAGGGCGAGGAGCGCGGCTGCGACCCGTCGATCACCACGCGCATCGTGCAGGCCCTGCGCGACATGGAGGTCGCCGTCGACGGCGAGGGGCAGCACAAGGCGCGCGAGGCGAGCAAGGCCGCCCGCCGCACGCAGGCCGAGACCGACGCCACGCAGGTGGCCGAGCTGTTCGCCGCCGCCTGGCGCGCCGGCATGGGCCGCGTCGGGCTGCAGGCCGCCGCCGCTGCCGAGCTGCGCGAGCGCGAGCGGCGCCTGACGGAGCGTTTGATCACCGTGCAGCAGGCGGGCAACAAGCCCGAGCAGCGGCGTATCTCGGCCGCACTGCAGGCGGTCGCGCGACAAAGCGTGCTTTGCACCTTGCACCGCGCCGGGAAGTGGCTGCAGCAGCGCCACGGCGGGCCGTAGCGCCGAACGTCAGTAGCACAGAAATTCGCAGGGGCCGCAGTTCGCGGCCCTTGTCGTTTCCACTTCGTCCTGGTCGCCGTGGCGGCGAGCTTTCCCGGGGGGGCATGAGGTGCAAACGGACGAAGCGGATATCGCCGACTTTTTGCCGGCGAACGTGTGGGTGCAGGAGAAGGGCGGCCGCGTCTTCCAGACGATGGGGCAGTTCGATTGGTTCCGGCGCCGGCACCGCACCGAGCTGGTGGCCAGCGGGCAGCTGATCAGCGGCGGCGGGCGCCGCGCCGACCTGTGCGGGCCGGACCTGGGGCGCGTGATCCACAAGATCATGGCGCGCGGCACGATCTCCGGCGGGGCCGGGCGGTGAGCGGCAACGCGCGCCCGCTCGACCTGGTCCTAGCTCGCGCGGAACTTGTTGGCGTCAAGCCGTCAGGCCGCGGCCGTTGGCGCATGCTCGGCGCGTGCCACGGCGCGAAGCGCACGTTGTCGGTCGCGATTGCCGAAGGCAATGACGGCTGCGTTCTGCTGCACTGTTTCGCGGGCTGCGAGGTCGGGCGCATCCTCGAGGCGCTCGGGCTCAGGGCTGAAGAGCTGTTTCCGCCGCGCCCGGAAGCGCCCGGCGATGGCCGCAAGCCAACGCCGCGCCCCTTCAGCGTCATCGACCTGATCAATGCGCTGTCGGCCGAGCTGCGCATAGCCTGGGTGCTGCTGGCCGACATGGCGGCAGGCAGGGAGCCGGCCGCAGCAGATAGGCGCCGCGCAGCCGTCGCGCGCGACCGGTGCGCCGCCTTGATCGAGGAGCTGCGCCATGTCCGCTGACCGTGCAGCCGAGGTGGCGGACCTGGCGGTGGCGCGCTCGGCGAAGCGCCGGGAAGAAGCTGTCGCAGCCGATGCCAGCCATCATGACCTGGCCGTGGCCTGGCGGACGCTGCGCACGCTAGAAGGCCACGCGCCGGTCTACACGCGAGGCGCCTTCTATGTGCCAAGCGTAGACGGTCTGTGGGTCAAGCGCTCGGCGCAGCAGGTTGAGGTCGAAGTAGCCGCCACCTTCAACGGCCGCAAGCTGTGCCGCAAGCGCAGCGACTTCACCAGCATCACGGCGCACATTGCCGCGGTTTGCGAGGACGAGAACTTCTTCGATGGCCTGGAGCCTGGGGTTGTCACGCCGCTGGGCTTCCACCGCCTGAACACTGTTGGCCAGGTGGAAAGCTGGCCGCTGAAACTGGAGCATCGGCAGACATTCAGGCTGCAGTGGATGCCCGAGGCCGACGCAGAGTGCCCGCTGCTGGATGGCGTGCTGCGCGACGCCTTCGACGGCGACGATGCCGACGCACAGGTGACGTTGTGGTGGGAAGCCGTGGGCGCGTCGCTGTTCGGGCTGATGGCTGCGCAGCAGATCGTGATGCTGCTGCTGGGGCGCGAGCGCAGTGGAAAGAGCGTGTTGCAGCGGCTGCTTGAAGGGGTCTACCCGGCTGGGACTGTTGGCGCAGTGTCGCCTGCATCGTGGGGCCACGAGTACCACGTGGCCGCGCTGGCCGGCGCCGCCATCAACATCGTTGGCGAGCTGTCGGACGACGCGCCGATCCCGGCGGCTGCCTTCAAGAACGTCACGGGCCAGAACCTGGTGGCGGGCCGCCACCCGACGCACCGACCCTTTTCGTTCCGCTGCACGGCCGCGCACTGGTTCGCATCGAACGTGCTGCCGCCGACCACCGACAGGTCCGAGGCCTTCTATCGGCGGTGGCGCGTGCTGCTGTTCCGGAACACCGTGCCGGCCGACAAGGTGGACCCCGAACTGTTCGAGAAGATCATGGCCAGCGAGATGCCGGCGGTGTTGTTCGAGGCCTTCAAGGGCGCCGAGCGCGTGGCGCGTGCGGGCCGGCTAAGCGCGACCCGACCGCACGAAGAGACCTTGGCCCGATGGCGCATGGCCGCCAATCCGCTGCAGCAGTTCCTGCTCGATCCGGAATGGGTGGAATTGGACCCGGCCGCCAAGGGCCACAGCACAACCGAGGTCTATCAGACCTACAGGCGATGGGCTGCGCTCGCGGGGTTCCGCAACCCCTTTGGCCGCAATCACTTCATCGAACTGTTGGACAGCACCGGTGCCACGCGCGGCGTAACCGTCGCCCGGTCCGCCGTCGCGGGCTTGCGCCTGGTGTCGAGGGATCTTGGAGACGGGCGGTGATGCAGGTTTGCATTGTTTCTGGGGACCACTCCCCCCATTCCTGCGCATGCGTAGCGCGCGCGTGTGTGAGGGGGGGAGTGGTCTGCAGAAAGAGTGCAAACCTACCGATGCGAATGATTCTCATTAAGCCTTAGCACTCACCCCGAAACAGTCAGCGATCGCGGCGCAATTTACCCGCAGTTGACACCCCCTACTGAGGACCCGCCTTGATCTTCGACACCAGCAACTCCGTCACGCAGGAAACCCTCGGCCGCCTGGTCGGCGTCACCCAACCGCGGATCAGCCAGATGATCACGGCCGGCCTGATTCCCGATGGTGCGCCGCTGGGCGAGCAGCTGCTGGCCTACTGTGCGCACCTGCGCGAGAGCGCTGCCGGCCGGGCGAGCGCTGGCCCGCTCGACCTGGCGCAAGAGCGGGCGGCGCTGGCGAGGTCGCAGCGCGAAGGCGTCGACCTGCGCAACGCGATCGCCCGCGGCGAGTACGCCGAGGTGCGCCTGCTTGAGCAGTTGCTTGCCGCGGCGGCGCAGACCGTGGTCGACCGCTTCGACCACCTGCCCGCCCAGTTGCACACCGCCTGCCCGGATCTGCCGCAGAGCGCGGTGGACACGCTGATGTCCACCATCGCGCAGGCGCGCAACGAGTGGTCACGCGCCACGGCCCGACTCGTCGTCGAGCAGGTGCTTGCCGCTGAAGATGAGGTTGACGACGCAGAGGCCGACGATGCCGCCTGAGACCCGCCGCGCCGTCACCACTGCACTGCAGTCCGGCCTGGCGCCGTTCCGTGCGCAGGCGCCGCAGACCCTGAGCCAGTGGGCCGCCGAGAACTTCGTGCTCAGTGCCGAGTCGAGCCACACGCAGGGCCGATGGACCGCCTACCCGTTCCAACGCGGGTTGATGGACGCCTTCAGCGACGACCAGATCGTCGAGGTGTCGCTGCGCAAGTCAAAGCGCGTGGGCTACACCAAGTGCTTGCTGGCGCTGATCGGCTACGCCGCCGCCCACCGCCGCCGCAAGCTGGCGCTTTGGCAGCCGACCGACGACGACCGTGATTCGTTCGTCAAGTCTGAGATCGAGCCGATGCTGCGCGACGTGCCGGCCGTGGCCGCGGTGGCACTGCCAGGCGCCGAGTCGACGCTGAAGCTACGCACCTTCCTGGGCGGCGCCGTGCTGCACACGCTGGGCGGCAAGGCGGCACGCGCCTACCGGCGCATCACCGTGGCGATCGCGGCGCTGGATGAGACCGACGGATTCGACGCGCAGATCGAGAAATCGGCCGACCCGATCACGCTGGCCCGCGGCCGGCTGGAGGGGGCGCCGTTCCCGAAGTTGATCGCGGGCTCGACGCCGCGGGTGAAGGGGGCCAGCCACGTCGAGTACCGCGAGGCCAACGCCGACGCCGTGCTGCAGTTCCATGTGGTGTGCCCGCACTGCCAGGCCGAGCATCCGCTGCTGTGGGGCGGCAAGGATCTGGCCCACGGGTTCAAGTGGGACGCCGACGACCCGACGACGGTGCGCCACATCTGCCCGCACTGCCGCGGCGAGATGCTGCAGGGCGACTACCTGCGCATCTGGACCGAGGGCGCATGGGTCTCGCGCTGCGGCCAGTACCGCTACGGCGCCGACGCCACGTGGCGCGATGGGCGCGGCGAGCCCTGCCGGCCGCCGCGGCATGTGGCCTTCCACATCTGGGCCGCCTACAGCCCGCAACGCACCTGGGCCGACATCGTGCGCGAGTTCATCGAGGCCAGCGCGAAGGCCAAGCAGGGCGACGTGGCGCCGCTGATGGGCTTCGTCAACGAGACCTTGGGCGAGCTGTGGGAGGACAGCTTCGAGCGTGCCGACGAGCATGCACTTGCGCGCCGTGCCGAACCCTACCGGCGCTTCACCGTGCCGATCGGCGGCCTGGTGTTGGTGTGCGGCCTGGACGTTCAGGACAACCGTTTCGAGGCCGTCACCTGGGCGATCGGCCGCGGCGAGGAAATGTGGGCCGTCGACTACAGCGTGATCTACGCCAACCCGGCCGACGAGCGCGAGTGGGACAAGCTCGACGCCTACCTGGCCACGCCGTTCCAGCATGCCAGCGGCCAGGTGTTGAAGATCGAGGCCGCGGCCATCGACACGGGCGGCCACTTCACGCATCAGGTCTACAACTACGCCAGGCAGCGCGAGCGCAGGCGCATCTTCGCCGTGAAGGGCGACGCGCAGCAGAGCAAGACCGTGAAGGGCAAGCCCACGTCGGTTGATGTGAACTGGCGCGGCCAGGTGCTGCGCCGTTCGGTCAAGCTGTGGATGGTCGGCGTCGACACTGCCAAGGATCTGATCCACGGCCGGCTGCAGGTGACGCAGCCCGGCGCCGGCTACATGCACTTCAGCCAGGACCTGCCGCCTGAGTTCTACGCCCAGCTCACCGCCGAGAAGCGCGTGCCGGTGCGCACGTCGCGCGGGGTCGAGACTCGATGGACGAATCCTAAGCGTGCCCGCAATGAGGCGCTCGACTGCACGGTCTACGCGATCTTCGCCGCGCACCAGCTGGGGCTGAACACCTTCACTTCGGCCATGTGGTCGCGCATCGAGGCGGTGGTGCAGCCGCCTACAGCCGACCTGTTCGCGGTGCCGATCGAGCCAGTGCAGAAGCCGGTGGCTCATCCTCCACCGCCAGCACCACCGGCGCCCGTGCCATCGCTGCCGCAGAGGCCGCGCAGGCGCACGGTCGGCCAATTCAATGCCGGGGGTGCGCGTTGGTGAACGAGGCCGCCATCATTGAGCGCCTGGACCGCATCGAGCAGCTGCTGCAGCGCCTGGTGCCCGAACCAACGCCGCCAGCGCTGCGCGCCCTGTTCGACGCGCTGGCCGGCGAGTTTGGCGGCAGCCCGATAGCCAGCCGTGAGGTGAGCGCCGCCGCGAAATCTCCGCTGAAGCGCCACGAGGCGCTGCGCGAGGCGCTGCGCACGCTGGAAATCGAAGTTGACGACACGGCGAATATCGGCCGGGCGCTGCGGCGAATCACGCTGACAACGGCAGGTAGACGCCCTCGTCTGGTGAGCTGCAAGCACGAGCGGGGCGCGGGTGTGTGGGTCGTTGAAGGGATTGACCCCGCATGACCCCGGCGCCCGGCGCGTGCCGGCGCGCACGATGGCGCCATGAACACATCCCGCATCCCCGACCCGCGCCGGGCACAGCAGCGCGGAACCGCCGTGCCCATCGACACCATCGGCCCCGTCATCGACCTGACGCAGGCCGAGATCGAGCGCGGCGGCATCGCCGCCTACGCGCGAGCCGTCGTCCGCGACGACAAGCACGAGATGTCCTTCTTCCGCGAGCTGACTGCCGCGGTCGAGGAGAAGACAAAGCGTCGCGCGCGCAACCACCTGGCGTACATGATCCCCGGCGACTGTTTGCAGCAGCGCGACCTGACCAAGGCCACGGCCACGGCCGGCGGGTTTCTCGTTGGCGCCGACATCCATGGATTCTCGACCGCGCTGAACAACGCGCTGGTGTTGGCGAAGCTGCCGGTCACGAAGCTGCCGAACCTGACCGGCGACGTGGTCATCGGCCGCGAATCGCTCAAGGGCACCGCGGGCTGGCTGGCATCGGAGAACACCACGATGCCCGACGCGCAGGCCACCTACGGGCAGATTGCGCTGACGGCCAAGACCGTCGCCGCGGCGATCACCTGCAGCCGGCATTTCGTGCTGCAGACCGCGCTCGGCCCGCAGCTGGAGCGCGCGCTGGCGACCGCGCTGGCCGAGAAGGTAGACGCGGCGCTGGTGGCCGGGTCCGGTGCCAGCGGCGAGCCGACCGGCCTGGCCAACATGAGCGGCGTCGACACGCGCACAGGCGCAAGCTTCACGCACGCCATGAGTTCGAGCATGCTCAAGGCCGCCAGCGGCTGGGAGGCGTCGGACTCGATCGCATGGATTGCCGGCGTCGACGCGGCCGAGGACCTACAAACGCGCGAACGCGCCACCGGCAGCGGCTTCATCGCCGACAACGGCCAGGTGCTCAATCGGTCGCTGCACGTCAGCCGCAGCGTCGGCGCGCAGGTGTTGCTGTGCGCGCCTTGGTCGCTGGTGTGGTGGGCCACCTGGGGCGCGTTGGAAATCGCGGTGGACCCCTTTACCGCCTTCACCAGCGGCAAGGTCACGATCCGCGCCATGTGGACGATGGACTTTGCCTGTGAGCGCCCCGCATCGGTGGCGATCGCCACCGCGTTGACCTGAAGGATTGAGCCCGCATGATCAAGATCGAAGTGCTGCGGCCGTTCCACGCCTGCGGCGCCGTGTTTTCGAAGGCCGGCGCCATCGTCGCTCTGCCGCCGGCCGATGCGCTGCTGGTGCTCGAATCCGGCCGCGGCAAGCTGGTGAACCAGGCCGACGCGCAGACGCTGCGCGAACTACAGAAGCAGCCGAAAGCCGCGCTGAAGGCCGAAGCGCATCCGCCGGGCGGCCCGTGGAGGCCGCTGTGATGACCGGGCGCTTCGTCTCGGCGTACTACGTGCAGGTGAGGGTTCGCCGCGGCGGCGGATCCATCCGGTTGACCAGCAGTCGCTGGATCCAGGAGCACGGCCTCTTCGGCCGGCTGCACATGGTGCGCGCCTGCCAGGCGCTGCAGTTGCTTGACCGCGGCATAGTCAGTCTGCGCCCCGGCATGTCAGCATCCCGGCTGCGCGAGCAGGTGGCGGCCGAAGCCGCACGCGCTGCTGCAGCATGAGCAGGCCGCCCCTGTACCGCGTGCGCTTGTTGCGCGCCTGCCGCATCGGCGACCGGCTGCACCTGGCCGGCGCCAAGCTGGATCTGCCGCCCGCCGAGGCCTTCGACCTGGTGCGCGACCGCCGTGCCGTGCTGCAGGACCACGCCGACCTGGCGCTGCTGGTGGACGCCATCCGCGCCAACGCCGCCGACCGATGGACCCGACCGCACGCGCGGTAAGCCGGCCGCCGTCGCTGCCGCGCGACCTGCAGCGCGCGCTGAACCGACTCGCCGCGCGCCGCGCCCGGGCCGAGCTCGACACGGTCTGGCGCCGTCATCAGCTTGCGCTGCACGCGGAGGCGTTTGACCTGATCGCCGCCGGCCGCGCGCCGGCCGAAGTACTGCAGGAGCTGCGGCAGGGCGCGTAGAACGCGCTGGAGCGCGCCGGCGGGGTCGCCGCTACCTACCCCTTACCCGGGTCGAGATCGGCGCTCCTGGGGCTTCCTGGCGGGGCGGCGGGTTGGTGCGGTCGCCCCGCGCGCGCCCTGCTACGCGCCGCAACGCGCTAGACTAGCGACCTGTATCGCCGTGTAATGCCGCGTCGTTTGCGGCTTGACATGGTGGGGGTCGTTGGTTCGAGTCCAATCGCGCCTACCAAATTCGGTTCGGTCGGCAAGGGCTTGGCGGG